CTGCTTTGTTTCGAAAACTTCACGACAAATTTGCGGGTATTCAATCGGTCCGGGATTCTGTTTGGCAGTATCAAAAACTTCTCGTATTCCCGCAAGCACGAGATTGCCTAAATCACTTACTCTTGTAATAGCCATATGTAATTACCTCTCTTTGCAATATGCTTGCGCGTTACATCATCTGGATGAACGTGTTCGGAACGATAACGGTCGCGGTTCCGCGGTCATTATCATATCCCTGCAAAATCAACGGACCGGTCGTGTCGTCCGGGTCGATGAAAAAATCGTGACTGGAAACGCTAATGTCAAAATCATAACCGATATCGGTATCTGCAAACGTAGTTGCCGTACCGGTCGTGTCTACATCAATCTCCAATAATGTTCCATTAAGCGGATAAAGCGTAACAACAGCGCCGGAATCGCAGTCTTCAGCCGCGACACCAACAATAATTTGCGTAGTCACATCCGCCGCCGCTTCTACCGCCGCGCCAGAAGAACTAACGCATAAGGCACCTTTTGTAATTGCGCCGCCCGCTGTCATTTTCAGCAACGGACCGGGATTTACTTTATTTACTCTAATCATATTTCCATCTCCTTATAGGTTGTATTCGCCTGCAAGTTCTCTAAACCTTTCGTTCGAGATTTTCTTTCCGGCGATTTTCTCAAGTGTTGCCTTGTTTTGCATCTCTGCCGCAGAAAGGACGATAGATTTTTCGCTCCTCTCGGCTCTGGATGCTCCGGCATTGGCATTATCTGCCGACTTGCTCGGGAGTCTTCCGGTAACTGCGTCAATTGCACGCTTACGGTCAGGTGTTTCATTTCCGACACGGAACATCGCATGGCAAATCTGCTCTGCGGACATTCCCGTTGCCTTCATGTTCTTCATGACCTTATCAATGTTCGAAGCCGCTTCCGGAAATTCTTCGAGAACCTTCTGATTTTCAGAAAGGAACTCTATCTTTGCGAGTTTCTTCTGAACCACTTCGAGGCTGTAGTCGCGTTCTGCCATCAGCGAAGCCTTTTCATCGTCATAGCCTTTGTCTTTATAACGATTTGCAATCGCTTGTTTGGTAGATGCAGACTGCTCTAACGCTTTTGCCTCTTCCGCTTCTGCAAGTTTCTCTTGTGCTTCTTTCAGTTTCTTCTTGAGCGCGATAATTGCATTCTGTTCTTTAGATGGTTTAATTGATTTATTTCCGGAATCCTGTTCTACGGAAGCATCTTCTTCTCCATCGTCTACAGATTCGCTATCAATGTCCGTTTCTTCAAGCACGGTTTCTACTTCGGGTTCGTTGTCATACGAATCTTCTGCTTCGACTGCTTCTGCCTCTGTTTTTTCTGTTTTATCGGCAGAATTGTCTTCTGCTTCTTTTTTAGCAAGGAGTTCTTGTGCCTGCTTATTAAAAGCATCTCTGTCAAAGTTCGCCATGTTCTTGTTCCTTCTTCCCGTTATGCGAGGGAAACCGCCTAATTGATTTTTAAGGAATCAACAAAACCCAACGATAGATAAATCTATCACCCTCTATTATACGCCAAAAATACAATAAATCAAACTGTTTGTGTAGTTTTGTTTAATTCCGCATGGACGGAGGCAACTCTTTTGCGGTTTTTGTCTCTGTTGGAGCAACGGTGCCCGATGATTTTTCTGCTTTTCCTGACGCGATTGCACGTTCTAACTCAGCAAGTTCTTCCGCCGAAGCACTCTTAACCAGTTCTGGACTCATGCCTTTGTCGATGTACTTTTTCTGTAACGCCTTATATTCTTTAATTTCTTCGGGCGTTACCGTCGGTTCATCATACGCAACAAATTTTATTGTTGCTGTTGGAAAGGCTTTTTTGCACATTTCGCGCCCGAGTTTTGTCAACTTACTTGCATCATGAATGTAAAATCCCACAATTGTTTGTTGATTTTTATCGTCCGTGCGCTTACAGGCATACATCCCATATTTTTTAATCCAACCCAAACGGTCAACATTACCCCCAAAAAACTTGTTTTGATTGATTTTTAATTCTGCAAGAGTAATTGCCCCGCCGTCTACATCGCGCCAAGAGTGATTTATTCCGTCCAATACGGGAGTCGGAATAATATGTGGAAAAGTAATTTCGTTATTCGAGCGATCGTACATTGTATCCTTCTTTCTGCCACGATTCACGTAGCTCTTCATCCGTTTTTGATTCATCTTCATTTATTGGATTTCCATACGCATCAATTAGTCCCTGAGCCTTTTGGTGATAAAAGTTTGTTTCTCCTTCCAGTCTCCTCATTTCACCTGCACACTTGATTAACATTGACATCGCAATGTTATCTACTGCTGTTTCAATCCCCACAATAACAGATTCCGGCATTTTCCGCTTCAATTCGTAGCGCAACCAGTCTCGAAATGTAACGGGATTGACTGTAATATGCCCGCATCCTTTTGCCACGCACCCACATCTCGGTATCTTTTTTCCCCCTCTCTCGATTGAAGTTGTCGGCAATGCCAGCGTTTCACATTTTCCACAAACAGGATAGGTTAATATGTTTATCGGGTTTGTTCCTGAAAGCACAAGCCGTTTCATAAGTTCATTGTTCTCAAAAATCTTTTTGGCGAATGCCGGATAAACTTCATCTAACGCCTTATAAACGCCCAAGGAAGCGGGGTCGGGGTTCATGAATGTTTTTTGTAATAGGCGTCGATACTCTGCCTGTGCTCTCGGTTCGCCAAGGTCACTTATCATAACTGCATCCCTCTGTTATCTCCTGCAAGAGGAACAGTGTTTGCTAGATTGCTCGGTTGCGTTCGAACTCTCGACCCTTGCGGCTGATTTACTTCGCCTGAATTACCGATTGGATTAACGGCTCCTGCATTCATTAATTGTGATTTCCTATCGTTCGCATCCGAGGAAGAAAACTTGAATCCGACAATCTGTTCTACTTCTCGCTTTGCTACTTCGACCGGCATGAACGGTTCGGGCTGACCTTCTGCGTTCATGACCTGCATCTGCATGAGTGCAAGAATCTGATTAAACCGGCTTACCGCATCCTTCGGAAACCCAGCGGCAAGTTTAACGCGGACATCAAAGTCAAGGTCAATCAGAGTTGCCTTCTTACTTTTCTTGTCCATAACAACATCATAGTCTACGATATTCATATTCTTTTCTTTGTTACGCTTAAATAATCTACGCATCGCAGATTCTCCGGTCGTCGGCACGACCGCAGGAGCGCGAGCAATACTTTGAAGGTCAACAAACTCGGATGTTTCTTCGGGACTACCGTTTACCGTTCTGAACTTTGTCGCCCAAAACGGGATGTCCCATTTCTCCAAACATATCTGCAAGCAATAGCGGTCACACCATGCCATCGCCTGTTGTACGTCGGATGCCTTATCCTTGATTCCTACTCGACCCTGTGCCATCTGTCCTGATATCTGTGTTGCCGTAGCCGAAACGCCTTGCTGATTACCAATCATAATATCGCTAAAACGCGGCGCTCTTTGCGCTTGATCGAGAAGTGTTTTGAATATTTCAAAAGCAATCGGGTTAATGCCTTGACCTTGAACAACCAGAATATTTTCTCTTGGCTGTTTTGCCAGAATAAAATGCGACGGGTCAGAATCGTAATCCTTCGGGTCTATTTTTGCATCCGGCGAAACAAACGTTTTCGGCTGAGCATTATGCCGCATTGCTACTTCCATTTCATCGGCAATGCGGTTGATATAAGTTTGCATATATTTAAGTAGTTTGCCGTCGCCATGTCCATAAAAGGAGTTCGGGCGCGGAATCATGCGTCCAATCCAGAACGGATATTGATTGCCAACCATTTCATAATACGGTTTTGACGGGTCAGATTCGCGCAAAATAAATCCGTTTGTATCCATTTCAATCAGTTGAAGATTCTCTTGTTCATTATTACGCGTCCATACGTGAAGAAGAACAAAGGTACATTGGTCGTCATGAAGGATATCTCCCGCGCTTGAAGTTGGTGCACCCAACCGAAGCGCTTCTGCTTTATCGTCTCCGTATTCTTTTCTCGCCCACGCTACATCTTGATATCCCAACTCGTGAATGATGTATTCAGAATACTGTAAATCCTTATAATCTTTTATTTTTCCATCCGCAAATACGGTATCAATATCAGGAACAACAATCTTCGGATATCCTTTCGGTCTATTTCCCTCATGGCTAAACGTCTTTTCATACATGACTGTAATCCAACTATTACCCAGCGAAAGATAGTTTCTTGTATAGTCTTTATATTTCAAAAACGCATTATTCATATCTCTACAATATGCGCCTGCCGCCTCTATTTGTGGCAAAAACTGTTTGTGAAGCGGGTTATTACTAACGTAATTAAACTCGACATCGCTTTCAAGCATAGCCGCCGTTTGCCCTTCAATAACAGGGGTCATTAGCGGAATAAAGTTATTCGGGTAATGCGGGTCGCTTGCATCGCGCGTTCGTTCACAAGCAAGCATATTCTGAATGGATTCAAACTCAGGACGATATTTTTCGAATTCTGCTTTGCGCATAATATATTTATTGAGATAATATTGTCCTCGCTCTTTTTGCGCCTCGGTCATTAAGTCCTTTGCAACAGAAGATAACTCAACAACGGTATGTTTCTGTTCTGCCGTCAACTTGCTATCACTCATTTTCAAATACCTCTCTTATCATTTTTTCAAACTCCGCATCTGAATTACTTGAATGTTTGCGAATCTTTCTTGCGTTAATGTTATATGCTTCTATGGAATAAAGCCCGTTGGTTCCCATGTATAAAACATCGGAATCATCCGGCTCGTTTTTTTCTTCTGTTGCAATTGTTTCAACGGTATCGCCTTCCTTTTTAATCGGTGCCTTTTCTTTTCGCATCGTCAACCATAACCATACAACCACTCCATATACGCCAAGAATCAAAATTAAAAACACATAATCAATCCCGCGCATAACGATTACTCCGTGATATTCCTATGTTGGAATACTTTTCCCCGCAAAATGTATGTTTTTGCTTGTACTCGTATACATCCTCATATGAAAACCTTCCATCGTTTAATCCCATCTCCAGTTCTTCCGGATAAAAGAATCCGGTCATGGGAATTTTTTCGGGGATTTCCTCGCACTCCTGCTGTTCTCTACCCTGCAAGCAGATTGCAAGTGCCATTACTCTATCATCGTGCGCTCCTGCTTCTGCGCCCCACCAGATGCCCTTCATCTTCTTAACCTGTAAGGTAAACGTAAGCATCTCGTTGAGCGTTCCCAAGTCGTTTATCTTATTCATGTTCGTTTCCGTCCATTCTTTGAGGACGCTTAGCATGAACATTCGGTTGCCCGACGTGGTTCTGAATCCGTACTTTTGCTCATATGTTTGAAGCGTATCGTCCGGCGAAGTCATTCTACGATACATATTATCATACCCCAATTCCTTGCACTTGTATAGCAAATAGGCTCCATCGAAGTTGATTTCAGGAACCATCAGGGCATTGTTATAATATTTTGCCAGACCAAATACCTGTAATACGGCTTCATCCGGGGCGCGGACCGAATGGAATACGGCTACCTGTTCGCCGGTTATATTGTCTAATACCTGTGCGGCATAGAAGTCTACGCCTTCGCCTGCAGTATCGACCGATATGACATATGGATGTTTCGAAACGGGCTCTACATAGATGTTCGTTTCGCCGGAATCCGTCTCATATGGCAACACGGACTCCGGTATAACATGAACATTATCTTTTCGTTCATACTTGAAATCAATTATTTTTGGCGGCGTTCTTGAAAACTTGTCCTGTAAATCCCGCATCCGCTCCGCAATTTTATTGGCATTAAAAACAGTTTTACCTGTGATACCCCACTCGCCTAAGCAGTACACCTGATAACGGTACGGGTCGTCAAACTTCAAGGATTCCGTTTTCTGACGGTACGCTTCGCTTACAAACTTATTATCCCAGTGTGTGCTATGTAAAACGAGCGAATCCTTGTCTTTCAAAAACACATTCACGAACTCATAAAGCCAATGCTGTCTATACGTCGGGTTAAACGAAAGTATAAGCGAACATTTCTGAAACTCGTCACGGATACGTCCGTCAATATCCCGAATATTCTCCCGCAAGTCTTCCTCGGAAACTTCCTCGTACCATACATCAGTAAGGTTTCCCTTCTCCGGCTTAAATGACTTAATGTTTTCAATCTTATCCACGCCATCAAAATAAATCGAATTGCCGTTAATCGTATTTCGCAATATATGGTCAGAGCGATTTATGTTCCAGAACGGAGTGAGTTTTAACTGCTCGATTGCTGTAAGGATTTGACCCCAACAAGAGTCATAACAGTCTGTAGACTGCTTTCTGAGGCAAATCATGTTGCGTCCGGGCGTTACTGTTAATTGTAATACTTTCTTTTGTGATATATAAAAACTTTTCCCTGACCCCTGCCCGCCGTAATAAACTTCATACTCGAAAAACTTGTTAAGATACGGTAAAAACTTCTTATTGAAAACAGAAGTGTCAATATTCAGGTAGATATCCTGTGGTAATTTCGGATTACGCACCAACATCACCGCTTTCTGTCTGAGTAATGTACGGAGTTCCGTCTAATGTGACATGAATATTCGTCTGAACATTCGTTTGCTGTTGAATATTGTCCTTATATTCTTCTTTCCGCGCCTTTAATGCGAACTTTTTAAGTTCCGTGCTTCTCGGATTTCCGATTGCTTCCTTCCAGACTTCATCTTCTAAATCATCTGCCTGCATATCCTTAATTGCCTGTATGCAGATACCATAAACGCTATCACTACCGCGCATTTTCGCCCAAATCGTCGGGACAATTCTATCAATACCTAATTCTGCACACGCTTCCTGATTACTTAGTCCTTCTGAAAGGAGCGTAAGATACTTTTTCTGCTCATCATTCAGTAAATCCTCGGGTTCATTCTGCTTATTCATCTCCAACCGCTTTTTCCGGTACTCGATCATGCCGTATTTAATGATAAGCGGCTCTTTTTCCAAATCATCTTCCTGAATAACGGGCAAAAGGGGAGATATCAAAGGCGTTTCTACCTCTG